GCCCGAGGCACCCATGCGGGTGTGCGCGCCGGCAACTTCCGCCTCCGCATCGGCCGTCGTCCCGAGAGCACCCTGGAGTCGCTTGAGCACCACAACCTGTTGCTCGATGCCGGCGACATTCTCCCCAGCCGCTAGGGCTTGCGTTTCTAAAACGACGGCAAGTTCGCGCTCGCCCGCCGTCGCAGCGCTATTGGTAGTGACCAGCCGCGTCTGGGCGTCAGCAAGGTCGCGGTAAGCCTGCGCGGTGGCCCGGGCCGCCGTCAACTGCTGCTCAGCCGCCGCGACGTTACCGGACACGATCGATCCGGCCGTCATCGGCTTCGATAGGGTGTCCTCCGCCGCCGCCCTGATGTTCGCAAACGTGTTGCGGTAGGTCGCTTCCAGCTGCCGAGCCGACTGAACGAGGCTACCGCCGCCAAGCTTCTGGAAATTGTCGGCTACCACCTTTTGCAGGTCGGCCGACGCGGCGCCAAGTTCCGCTAGGCTAGTCTTCGCAACCTTGGCGGCCTGCTGCACACCGGTCGCGCTACCGGTGATTTGAAGGAACAGGTTTTGGGTGGTGGTGCCCCGCGCCATAACCTATTCTCCACTAAATAGCGCAATATCGGCGGCCGAAGTTCGCCAAGACAGGGAGGCCTCTATGGACCCAGCCGTTTGGACGGTGATGGTGATGGTCTGGGTGATCAGCGCCATCATCTGCTGCACCGTTGCCGACTCTAAGGGGCACAGTTCGCTCGGCTGGCTTATGCTCGGTTTTCTATTCGGCCCCCTGGCCGTCCTGATAATCGTAGCGATACCAGGGCAGACGCCGACGCCGACAAGAGAGCCTGAGGTCAGCGTTTCGCCTAAACCGGTCGTGATGGACGGGACAATAGCAGACGAGCTGATTAAATTGGCCGATCTGAAGGATCGCGGCGCCCTCAGCGAAGAGGAGTTCGCCGCCCAGAAGGCCCGCCTCCTTACCTAACGGCTTTGCTCGCCTCTCTCCGCGCATCAACCATTGCCCAAAACTCATGCGGCGTGCTGGACCACCACTGCGCAGCCGTCCAGCCGAAGGCATCCATCGCGACGCCGGCCAGCCGACGCCAGCGCGTGTCCGGTTCTACCGGTTCAGCGCCGACGTCGGCTTCGCTTCCCCCGAAGCGGTGCGTCCGCCCGTCGCTGCATCAGTGAGGCAGACGACGAGCCGCGCCATCGCGTGCGGGATGCCGGCCTCGACGATCAGTTCCTCGATGCGCTCGGCATTAACGTGCCGGGTAGCCTCGTCCTCGGCACCAGCCCGGATCAGTTCGGCCGCGACGACGCCCATATGCTCGATGGTCATCGAAGCCGATCCGCCGAGTTGGACGAGATTGAGGATCGAGTGACCGGTCTGCTGCTCGATCAGCTTCAGGGCGGCGTGCGAGGGGCGCAGGAGATAGGTCACGCCGTCGAGCGTGATCTCATGCTCCCCTCGCGCCGCGTTCGCCTTGGTCGGGCCCTTCGGCTTGGCCGTCGGCTTACTGCGCAGCGGCTTCGCCATCCGGCACCTCCTGCTTGAGCAGCGCAATGACCTGCTGCCGAATCGCCACGACATCGGCCGCCGCGATTTGCTCAGCCAGCTTCGCGACGGGGATCGCCTGCGCGAGCATCGGCGCCAGCACCTTGGCGATCTGCAACGGCGTCGCCCCACGCGCCGGGTTGGACAACATCCTCGCGTGCTCGGCCGCATTGCAGCCGGTCGTGGCGACGAGGCGCTGATCGAGATCAGCGGGGCGGGAGGCGTCGAGCGCCTGGTCTCCGATCTGGATCGTCATGGCTCAGGCCAGCTGGTCCACGGTCGGCGCCTCGGCGAGCGTGAAGCCGACCTTCACGTCCACGGTGCCATCCATGTTGAAGGTGCGCCCGGTGATCGCACCATAGACCGACGCCGCGAAGATCGCGTCGGTGAGGATGCCGGCGAGGCCGCCCTTCCGGATCTGGAAGCCGAAGGCGACGCCTGCGTTGCACTGCGTCTCCAGCCGCGTGTAGCCGTTGGCGTCGGGCAGCTTCACCTTCACGTCAAGCTCGCCTTTCCAGGCGATGTTGCCGTAGGCGCCGGTGTTGAAGCCCTCGGTCGTCTTGTCCGAGGTATCGATCTCCTGCGGGTTGCGGGTTTCCGTGAAGGTGCCCTGGCCCTTGATCGGGTTATACTCGTCCGGCGTGGCGCTTTCGATCCACGCGAGATACTGGTTGCCGAGAAGAACGGCCATGGTCAGTCTCCTTGATTGCCCGGTTCAGGCCGGTTCCGCACACACTTCGAAGGTGGAAAGGCCGGCGTAGGTCACGCCGTCGGCGCCGGTCGCCGTATCGTCGCTGAGCCAGTCGATCGGCCCGCAGAAGGTCACGCCGTCGATGTCGTCGGGCACCTGCCCGAACAGCGCCCAATAGGCGGCGTTCATCATCGCCAGCAGCCCGTCGCGCTCTTCGCCGCGATAGACGAAGTGGACATCGATGGTGACGCGCTTCGAGGTGTCGAGCTTGCCGCCCAGCTGCTCGGCGTTCATGTCGCCGACGACCCAGAAGGGCGGCTGGGTATCCTGCGGCACCGACTGATAGCCGTTTGCATAGCCCGCATCAGCCATTGGCGTCTTCATCATCAGGAAGACCGCGTCGCTGCTCGCCCGCAGGACATCGCCGGGTGATGCTCCACTCATTGTCCGGCTGCTCCTGCTCGATTGAGGACGTTGACCCAGAAGTCAGCCAGATTATTGCCGGCGTTCAGAGCAGCGGCCTGGGCCTGCGGCGTCTCGACGAACGGACGCGGCGCGGCCGACGGAACCTTCATCGTGTACGTGGAGACGATGTCCTCGGCCCGCTTCCGGCCGCGCGTGGTGCGAAGCCGGCCGCCGACGCGGCGGCGGCGCTGGACGTTGACGACCTGCCCACGCCGGCCGAACTCCACGATGCGGCCATAAAAGAGATTGGACTTCTTGCTCGATGCGGCATCAGCCTTGCCGACGATGCCAACCCGGATCTTGTGGCCGCCGGACAGCACCTGCACGGACAAGCCGCGCCACAGGTCGCCGGTGCGGATCGCGACATCCTGCCTCTGCGCCGCCAGAACGGCCGCGCCCATCTTCGGCAGGACGTTGATCAGTTCGTCATCCGACGCCTTCGGCAGGTTGTCGAACAACGCCATGGCTGCCGCCTGGCCTTTCAGCGTCTCAGGCATCGGGCAGCGTCGCGAGCGATTGATTGTCCGCCTGGATGACTTCGCTTTCGCGGAGCCCATCAGGATCGGTCACCGACCGCACGTTGAGCGTGATCGTACCGTAGCGCAACTGGTCGGTATCGACGATGCCCGACCCAAATCGCACGGTGATGCGGAAGAACTGGACGCCCTGCACGGCCTGGGCAAGCAGTGCCTCGCGGCCATTCTGTCCGAGCACCTCCGCCCAAAGCATGGCGATCTTGGTCCATGTCGAGGTCCGGCCGCCGCGGCCGTTATCGACGTCGATCTTGCGCCATACCTCGATGCGCTGGCGCAACCGGCCCGGGTTGAGCGGCATCAGATGACCTTTCGCTTCCACTTGCGCAGGAGATCGGCGACGGCGAGCTGGACCTCAACGGACACAGCGCGCGCTCCGACCTCGACCGCGTTGCGGTTGGTGTAGAAGTGCGAGGTGAGCAGCTTGACCGCCTGCATGACGGCCGGGGGGACATCGGCCGGCGTCGCATAGCCGGCGGTGAGCGAGATGCTGATCGCATCGGCGAGCGCGGCCGTCAGGGGCCAGCGGGTGCCGACGATCGGCGAGATGCGCACCGGCCGAGCGGCAAGGTTGGTGAACCACCCGCCATCCACGATCTGCTGCGTCGCGCCCGAGCGATCGAGATAGGAGATGCTGTCCACGCTGGCGATCGGCCAGCTGCGAAGCTCGACCGCGCCGTAGAGCCGGCTGGGCGTCTCGACGACCGTTCGCCGCGTCAGGACGAGGATGGTAGTGTCCTCGATAAAGCCCTGCGCCGCGGCGACGGCATCGGTGATGAGGCTGTCCTCAGCGCTCGAATCGACGCGGAGATGGAGCTTCGCGGCTTCGAGGGAGAGGATAGGATCAGCCATGCGTCACCTCGGCGCAGGGAGGAACCGGCGGCCAAGGGTCGGGCCGCCGGGCAGGGAGATCAGAACTTCGTCTTCGAGGCCTTGGCGGCTTCTTCCTCGGCCTGGATGATGTGCGTCGGCCGGGGGTCGTTGAAGTCGATCTTGTTCATGTCCGCCGTGGTGTTGGCACGGG